CATTCCCACCCCACCCCAAAGAAAAATCAGATTTTCTGAAGTATGTCGGTATTAGGCGTAAGGTCGATGGAATCGAAGGTAGTCGTGTAAATGGTTCTACCAAGGATGGAATCGATGTTCCATTGGTTGTAGGTAGTCCACAAAGGTCCTGTGTCCACCGCCACGATGTACTGGCAATATTGAGCTAGGTTACCGATCTCGGTGACCGTCATGTGCATTTCTAGCGTGCTTGGGCATAGTTTGGTGGGATAGACCGTAATCACATCCATGTCCTTGCACAGCAGCTTGGTTAGGCTCTCAAACTTGCCTGGGGAAAAGGTGGGTAACTGGTTGCTTCCTGGTGGGCAATTGATAATCAGGACATCAAAGGGTTGATAGACCTTCTTCCTCAAGGCGGGGTACTCAAAAAGTAGATCGTACTTAGTCCGTATCGGGTTCTCCACGCCTAGGCGCTTGGAAAGGGTGTCAAACCAGTCTAGGTGCAGATCAACCCAATGGCGTTGTTTGGGGTGACGGTAAAACCACCCATCCACGCCAAGCCAGGCGTTCGTTGCGGAATTTGCCCTCTCCCGTAGAGGGAGAATCTCGATAGTCGTTAAATCTTCTACTACTGCAAGCAACTGCGGGATATAGATGTCCTGGCAGTAATGACGAAAGATGTAGTCGGGATAGAGGTAGGACAGTCGCCTAAGATAGTTTAGGTGGATTAGCTGGTCACCAAGATGATATTCATTGTATGTTTGTATCATGTTGTGTATTATATGGTTATGAAAGGAGAAGTACAGATGAATATAGCAATTGATAAAAATATTCCCATACCGCCTGAGAAAAAGCGCAATGTGTACCCATATAAAGACATGGATATTGGGGAAAGTTTTGTAGTTCCTGGAGCAAAGATCCAGATTGTGTGCAATGCCAACTACCGAGCTGGCAAAGTGTCAGGTAAAAAGTTTATCGCTAGGCGAGAAGGGGATGGGGTACGGGTATGGAGAACTCAATAAAGCAAGCAAATGGCACGATGACTGTCGATCAGTACATTGAAAAAGCTAGCGATGATGCCAAAAAGATGTATATGCAACGCATTTGGGCGATGGATAAGGAGCAAGTATTCCACGAATTAATGCGAGTTCATGCCGAAAGTTCCAAGCTATTAATGCAAGCCCAGGCTGAGTTAGATCGTTTACGGGTTTTGGTAGGTGAAGATGACAGCCAAGAGCGACATTGAGAGAATCACGGAAGAACGCCTAATATACAAAACCGAGATGATGAAAGCCATAGCGTGCCGAAAAAAGAAGGACAAAATAGCTCTAGCAGCCGAATGGAAAGCCAAGTATTCTGAGATGACTTACAACGCTTTGATTATGTTGGCACGCAACCATTCAGCTAGATTAAAGGTCGCTTATTGGGATTTGCCTAACTTTGAACTTAAACGCTTAAACAAACATGGATAAGGTCGTTTTAATTACGGGTGGGTTTGATCCCCTTCATTCTGGACATATTCAATATATTCAGAAAGCACGGGAGTTGGGAAACTCATTAATTGTGGGATTGAATTCGGATGCGTGGTTAGAGCGTAAGAAAGGCAAAGCCTTTATGCCTTTTACAGAGCGCCAAATTATTATGCACAACATTAAAGCGGTAACGGCTTGCATTGACTTTGACGATAGTGACGGCACAGCAAAAAATGCCATTTACAAGGTACGCAGTATGTTTCCTAAAACTTGCATTGTGTTTGCCAATGGCGGTGATCGTACCGAACAGAACATTCCTGAAATGGATGTAATGGATGGCAATGTAGAGTTTGTCTTTGCCGTTGGCGGTGAAAACAAGCAAAACTCATCATCGTGGATTTTAGAGGAATGGAAAGCTCCTAAAACTGAAAGACCATGGGGTTATTACCGAGTATTGCATGAAGTTCCAGGTACAAAGGTTAAAGAGTTAACCGTAAATCCAAAACAAAGCCTGAGTATGCAACGACATCAAGATCGTAGCGAATATTGGCATATTGCAGAGGGCGAGTGTATGGTTAATGGTAAATATCTTAAACAGCACGATTGCTACCATATTGAGCAGCTTCAATGGCATCAATTGACTAATCCATACCAAACTCCATGCAAGATTGTTGAAATCCAGTATGGCAAACAATGTATTGAAACAGATATAGAAAGAAAAGAATGAAAGCATTTATTACGGGGATAAGCGGTCAAGATGGTTCATATCTTGCCGAATTACTAGTATCAAAAGGATACGAAGTACACGGTATGGTGCGTAGGATTAGCCAACCTAATTTGTCAAACCTAACAGAAGTTATTAATCAAATTACTTTGCATACAGGCGATATGCAAGATGCTAATAGCCTATATCGGATTATTGACAAGGTTCGCCCAGATGAGATTTATAACTTAGCTGCCATGAGCCAGGTGCGGGATTCGTATGACCATCCCGATGTGACCCAAGACATTAACGCCAATGGATTGCTACGAATTATGGAAGCCGTACGCACCATGGGTTTAGATTGCAAGATATACCAAGCGTGTTCGTCTGAGATGTTTGGCAAGGTTCAAGAAACCCCACAGCGGGAAACCACGCCATTCTATCCACGCTCACCATACGGCTGTTCTAAAGTCCACGCTTATGAATTGGCAAGAGTGTGGCGGGAAGCCTACGGCATGAAAGTATATTGCGGGATTCTGTTTAACCATGAGAGCCCAAGACGGGGTGAAGCATTTTTATCCCGTAAGGTTTGCAAAGCTGTAGCCGAGATTGCCAATCAAAAACGGGATAAGCTGGTATTGGGAAATTTGGATGCCAAGCGAGATTGGGGATATGCCAAGGAATATGTGGAATGGATCTATGCCATTATGCAACACCCCACGCCCGATGATTTTGTGATTGCTACAGGCGAAACGCACAGCGTTAAAGAGTGGGTAGAGTTAGCCTTTCAATGCGTAGGCATTGATAACTGGGAAGATTATGTAGATTACGACAAAAGTTTAACTAGACCAGCCGAGGTTGATTTGCTGTGTGGCGATGCACTTAAAAGCAAACAGATTTTAGGATTTGAGCCAAAAGTTAAGTTTAAAGAGCTAGTCAAAATTATGATGGATGCTGAAATGAAAAAGATTAGTAACTTTCATGAGGATCATCGCAGACGCTTGCACAGTTTTCCAGAAGCCAAGCTCTTAGAGATTAAAGAAGATTGCACCATTGGCAATCATTATCACAAGATTAAAACCGAAAAGTTTATTTTGTGCGAAGGAGAAGCTGCTTTAACAATTAAAGATGGCGAAACCACGCCCATGCAAATTGGAAAGATTTATACGGTATTACCAGAACAGCATCATATTTTTAACATTAAAGCGGGTAGCGTTTTAGTTGGTTTGAACTCTATGCCATTTGATCCTAAAGACGACTACAAATGAAAAGTGCAGCCGTAGTTACCGTTACCCAAGGTCGCAAAGAGCTAGAGCGTTGTTTGCGGGGTGTGGCACACCAATCATACCCATGTACCCATTATGTGTTGTGCGATGGCGAGGATGACCACGCAATAGCCCAGTTTTACGATATGACGAGAGATTACGCCAAGTACGAAGCCCGTTGGTCCTATTGGGGTAATACCATTGGTGGCAATGGCTGGTTAGGTCAGCGCTGGTTAGCTGCTGCGCCACAACTCATTACCGAGGATGTGACTTTCTTTTGCAATGACGATGACTGGTATGACGAGCATCATGTTAAGTCCATCATGGAAAAAATTAATGCGGGTTACGACTGGGCGCATAGCTTACGCAAGGTGTTCGACAAAGACGGCAAGTTTTTGTTTCACGATGACTGCGAAGCCCTAGGCGAAAACCACCACGCCTGGAATATTGAAGGTCATCATTTTGTGGACTGGTGTATGTGGGGTATGAAAACGGACAAGCTACGCCAGATTGCAATATTGCTTAACAACAAAGATGCAACCGTAGATCGGCACTTTTACAACGCAGCAAAACAACTTTTTCCAAACTTTACAAGCACCAATCGGCATACCTTTAACTTCCGCTTAGGCGGTGGTTGCGGAGTGCAAAAGGAGTTCTTTGAACAAGGCAACGCCTGGATGCTCAAAAAGTTTGACAACAAATTACCGTGGATTAAAACCTAATGGATTTTAACCTTAGCCAGTTTTACAACTTTTGCTCTCAGTTACAGATTGAAACCAAAGAGCAAGGACTAAAGCGCATGGGCAGTCTGCTCGGTACGCAGACCTATGTAATGAATGAAATCAAAAAAGGGTTGGCAGAGGATGTGCATTTCTTTGTCATCCTGAAAGGAAGGCAACTTGGCATCACTACAATATCACTCGCACTTGATCTCTACTGGCACTTCACCCATCCAGGATTGCAAGGAACGCTCACCACAGATACCGAAGAAAACCGAGATATGTTCCGAAGCACCCTTGCCATGTATATGGAAGGTTTACCCAAAGAGTATCGAATCCCGCTTCTTGCCCACAATCGGAATCAGCTTTCCCTCAAGAACCGCAGCCGTCTTTTTTATCAAGTCGCTGGACTTAGAGCAAAAGGTTCACTTGGTCGTGGAAAGGCTATCACATACTTACATGGTACAGAAACAAGTTCTTGGGGAGATGAAGAAGGACTAGCTTCCCTTTTGGCTTCCTTAGCCGAAACTAATCCAGATCGGATGTATTTGTTTGAATCGACTGCCCGTGGCTTCAATATGTTCCATGATATGTATGTCACCGCTAAACGAGCTAGAACCCAACGGGCTATTTTCTGTGGCTGGTGGCGCAATGAACTTTACAGCCTAGATCCTGAAGGTCAAACCTACAAAGTGTATTGGGATGGCAAGCTATCAGGCGAAGAAAAGGAATGGGTACGGGATATTAAAAAACTGTACAACTTTGAAATTAATAGCCGTCAAATAGCATGGTGGCGTTGGAAGCTCTATGAAGGTATTAAGGATGACAGCCTAATGTACCAAGAGTTCCCACCGACTGAGGACTACGCTTTTGTAATGACGGGAACTTCTTTCTTTTCTAATGCGAGGTGTACGGATGCCGTCAAAAAAATTAAGCGAATGGATTGTGAATACTTTAGATACAGCTTTGGAGTTAACTTCCAAGATACTGAAGTCCTTAAATCCACAGAAAGATTGGCTTCGCTCAAGGTTTGGGAGCAGCCTGTTGATACTGCTTATTATGTTATTGGCGCTGATCCCGCTTACGGTAGTTCTGATTGGGCTGATCGTTTCTGTATTCAGGTCTATCGTGTTTATGCTGACGGGCTTGAGCAAGTGGCTTCCTTTGCGACTTCGGAACTAAACACTTATCAATTTGCGTGGATCATTGCACACTTGGCTGGTGCGTACAAAAATTCGACCTTAAACCTTGAAGTCAATGGTCCAGGTCAAGCCGTTATTAACGAATTGAAGAATCTCAAGCGCCAAGCTGCGAACATGGGTAGCGCATTGGGTAAAGACCTGATGGATGTGTACGCCAATATGCAAAACTACATTTGGCGCAGAAACGATACCTTGGGAGGTATATCCAACAGCATTGGCTGGCTGACTACCGCTGCGACCAAGGAGAGGATGCTCACCTACATGAAGGATTACTTTGAGCGTGGCATGATGGACATCTACGACATGGACACCATTGAAGAAATGAAAACCATGGTGCGGGATGGTGGCTCAATCATGGCTTCTGGGCGCAACAAGGATGATCGTGTTATTGCTTCAGCCCTAGCGTGTGCAGCTTACGCAGAGCAAGTCCAGCCTAGACTGATTGCCCAAAAGATTAGCCGTCAAGTATCACGGGTGCAAGATGACTTTACTCCAGAGCAATTGACAGTCGGGCGCAATGTGTCAGACTATCTCAAACGCATTGGAGTATATGGACAATGAAACCCACGCTTTCTAAGTCAGAACTCAAGCGCATCATGCGCAGATTCCTCTCAGACCATAACCGAGGAATTAGCATCCCTTTATTTTCCGATCTATGCGGGGTGTCTGTTAGTCAATTGCGTGATGTGTTTCTCAGAGAAGCAGAACCATTGACCGAGTATGTGCAAAGACGAGTAAGCAAAGCCTATAACGAATGGAAAGATGGCAAAGTAGCCATCATGCAAAACCGAGATACCAGCAAGTTTGTCCAGTTTAGGAAAGAAGCCAAGCCAGCCATGCAACGCACCACAGGCTTGCAAGTAGTTAATGGAGAGATTAAGATTAAGTTAGGTATTACCAAGAAGTATGATTATTCAATTAGTACATTAGATGAACAGTTAAGAAGGGGATAATATGGCAGTTAAACACGATTACAAATGCCCAACACACGGGTATTTTGAGAGTACCAAGGCGCAATGCCCAATGAAAGGATGTCAAGATGAAGTTTTTATCGTTTTTCTCCAAGCTCCAGCAACGATTTCAGCAAAAACCCGCTTTACCGACAAGTCAACCAAGCAACTCGCCATCGAGTTCGATATGTCCAACATCAAAACCACTAGAGAAGGCGAAAACCAAAGCGGATACCTTACCCGTAAAAACAAATTCAAAGAAAAAGATTACGCAGAAGCCGAGAAGTTCGCAACCCGTAAAAGAGGGGTCAACAAAGACAAGATCAAACCTCAACAGAACCCGCAACCGCAACCGCAAGAAGCCCGCCCTGGTGATGCGGCAATCTGGGGTGGTGGCTTCCAAGGACTGAGTATGCAATCTTTGTTGGCGGGTCGTGCCATCAAATCCGTACAAGGAGAATCGGTAGGCTTGACACCATCTCAGGCTGGCATACAATCAGGACCTAGAGTAGATCCGAAATCAACCTTGCGAGATCCAGATAATTTGAAGATTAAGACATGAGAATCCCATCAAATGCTCAAGAAAGAGAAGATTTTTATTTAGAAATCTTACAAAAGTGTCTGGTTTCTAAGGAAGAAAGACGGGCTGACTACCATACTTTGCGGGCTTATTACTTGTTTGGAGCTGGTCCAGAAGAGCCACCAGCGTACTTTAACAAGATTAATCCGCACCTAGATCAGCTTTCTTCTTTCCTTTATTCAGCAGACACTACCCGCTTTTCTATCCAGCTCGGTGCATCGGTTAACGGCATCGAGCATCGCAAGACACCCGCATTAACTCAGGCTTTAAATGACGAATGGCTAAACTCCAATGCTGACCAAGTGTTTTCTCAGGCATTGAACTGGTCGTTGGTGTACAACACCACCTTCATTAAACTGGTTGTTAATAACGGAATCCACCCATACATGATCGAACCCTCATCGGTAGGCGTGTTGCGGGAGGATACACCTTATACAGACAGGCAAGAAGCCATCGTTCAGACATACTACATTACCAAGTCGGACCTCTATGCCCGTCTGTATTCCCATCCAAAGCGTGATGAACTGGTAAAGCGTGTCACTACTGGCTCTGGTCCAGAAGATAGCGACATCCCAGATGCCGTAAATCGCATTGTTACCAGTCAAACCAACCCCACTATCTACGGCAATGTGAACATGGATCTCTATGGAGAGATGCGTTACCAGGCTAGATTAGCTGAGGACACAGTAGAAATGAACGAATTGTGGGTTTGGAATGACGATTTAGGTGATTATCAGGTTGTAACCATAGCCCAACCACAGGTAGTTATCTACGATAGACCTGGCGAATCCTTGTTTATGAAGGGCGAATGTCCATTTATTCAGCTCTGCCCTAACCCTTTATACGATTATTACTGGGGTGAATCCGAGTGCCAGAAGCTAATTTTGTTGCAATCGCTACGAAATAACCGCATGACGGAGATTTTGGACTTGCTAAGTAAGCAAGTTAGCCCTCCTACAGCCCTTACAGGCTTTACTGGCATACTGGATGAGAAGAATTTTGCCCTCAATCGTGCGGGTGGACTCCTTGCTAGCGATATGCCTAACGCCAAAGTGGATCGTTTAGCGCCTAATTTACCCAATGATTTGTTTGAAATGTTGCGTGAAATCGATGCAATGTTCTCAGAAGTATCAGGAATCTCCAATGTTTTGTCTGGTCGTGGCGAATCTGGTGTCAGAAGTCAGGGTCATGCTAGCCAATTAGCCCGTCTTGGTAGCTCTAGGGCTAAGAAAAGAGCATTGATTGTTGAGGATGCCTTGGAAAAGGTCGCAACCATGTACCTCAAGCTCATGCAGTTCTATGATCCTACGCATTATGTGGATACAGAAGGCAAGCCATTCATTGCAGACCAGTTCACACGGGATTTTGTGGTCAAAGTCGATGCCCACAGCAATAGTCCTATCTTTACAGAGGATTTAAAGAACCTTGCCTTCAATCTGTTTAAGGCTGGCGCAATCGATCAAGAAGCTCTGTTGGATATGCTTGAACCTCCGATGAAGCAGTTGTTAAAAGATAAATTAAAGACTAAGATGAGCATGAGTGGTGGAGGAAGCCTACCAGCTTCAGCTACCGAGGGTGGACCAAGCGAACCAATAGTGGGGTAATTATGGAAAATCAACAGATACAACCAAGAGCAGATCAACCTAGGGTAACTACTGAATCACTCAAGCGTGGTGATGCTCCAGCCCAGTTGCAGTATAGGAATCAAGGTTTTGAAAATGTTTCCCGTTCGCCCAGTACACGGGTGTACGGTCGTAGTATGCGGTAACTTTAAAGGAGAATGGTATGTACGGTAAAAAGATGAAGCGTGGTCGTAAGACAATGCGTTGATTCCTTCACGGGAGTTCCTTGGGTAGCGGGAATTAAAATAAAGCTACCCACTTGACAAGTCATAGATAAAGTTTAATCTATGCAGAAATTGATAGGAAAAAGTTATGGCGCTACCGCAAGAAGAAATGATGAAGATGATCGCAAGCCAGCGAGATCAAGCTACTCCTGGCGGGATGGTCAAAACTACTGATGAAGAAGTGGTGATGTCCGATGCGACAACCCCACCAATGGCTGCTCCCATGTCAACGCCTGAACCTAAGATGGGATCAAAAGAATCTGCGATGCTAAACCTTTCCATGGCAATGGATCTCTTGAATCAGAGCTTGCCTGGCATTGGTGTTGGCTCAAAAGAAGGCAAACAAGTTTTGGATGCAATCCGTGTTATTACTGGAATTCTTGGTCCTGACAAAGAAAGAACCGATGAATTGCAGCCTTCTGAGATTTTGAATATGTTGCAAACTTTACCTCAAGCTGGTGGCGCAACACCTGAGAGTAAAGCCATGTCATCTGCGCCAGCAATTCCTGGCATGATGCCTACCCCTCCTAGTGGTGGTGCATTGCCAATACCTCAACCCATTTAAAGGAAATTATTATGGAACTCTTTAAACCCCGTGGCGCTTCAGCTCCTCGCAGACCTACTGATAACAATCAGCGTAATGGTCAAGTAATCAATACTCCACGCTTCTCTGAGTTTGGTGGATTGTCTGCTGCTAACAAAGCTGGTAGCAAGAATCAGATGTCTATGTCGCAACCTGGCGACACCAAAAAAGTTATCTAACTAAGAAAAGGGGATAAAAATGAGCTTAGAAGATATTAGTTTGGAACAGCGGGATGAATTGGCGCTCTTAATGCAAGAGTTAGCCCAGAACCCCGCTACTCGTAAAGAAGCCTTGCGTTTGACCAAAAAGGTTAGACCTAACTTGCCCATTCCTGAACTTGAGCTAGAAGATTACACCGAGCAAAAGGTGTCTGCTGCTGAAGAACGGGTTTTGCAATTAGAAGCCAAACTCAAGGAAAAAGATGCACGGGAAGAATTACAAAAGCGCAGAGATAGATTAATTAAAAAAGGTCTAGCTCAGTCTGAGGAAGATATTGAAAGCATTGAAAAAATTATGCTTGAAAAGAAAATTTCCGATCACGAAACTGCTGCTGAGTATTTTGACTGGATGAAACAAGCTGCAACGCCTACTCCGTCTGGATATAACCCAAGTCCGTTAAAAGGTTTTGACCTTAATAACTATTGGAAAAATCCAGTACAAGGTGCTAGAAATGAAGCTGCAAAAGCATTGTCCGAGCTGCGTAAAAACACTCGACCAATCGGTATTTGAAGTTAGCAGTACAAGGGGATATTTAGATTTTTGTTTGGAGATAAACTATGCCAATAGGCGGAGGAATTCTTCCAGCAGCGGGTACATCGCAATATAACGAACTTACTTATGTAACTCGTAGAGCGTTTATCCCTAAGCTGGTCGTACAACTTTATAACAGCACACCCTTGATGGCTGCGTTGATTGCTAATAGTCAACAGGCTTCAGGTGGTGTATCCCAAGTAACTGTGCCAGTTCAAGGCGCTCAGTTCGTTAACGCACAATGGTCTGACTACTCTGGTAGCTTCACACAGCCATCTGTACAGCAAGGTGCATTTAACGCTGAGTTCAACCTTAAATTGATGATTGCTCCTGTACCATTCCTAGGGATGGAAGGCGCTGTACAGCAAGACTACGCAATTATTCCTCTCATTGAAGCTCGTATGAACGATGCAACCAATGTGATGATGGATGCAATGGCTACTGCTTTGTACACCAACTACACGAACACTCAGCAATTTATCGGTTTACCTGGCGCAATTGACGATGGTACTAACATGGGTACATACGGTAACATTAACCGTAGCACCTATACTTGGTGGCAGTCAAAGGTTTACAACGCTGGTTCAGTAAACCCAACTCGTCAAAATATCCTTCAGTACATTTCTGGAACTGTTAAAAACGGTGCAGAAGTGCCTACTTTTGGTGTTTGCGGATTCGGTACTTGGACACTATTAGCTCAAGATTATGTTGGTCAAGAGCAGTATGTGATTACCCCAGGTAGCGGTTTTGATGGTGAAGCCAATGGACCACAAGCAGCTTTCCGTGCTTTGATGGTTGCTGGCGTACCTATTTATCCAGATCCTTATTGCCCAGAGGGTACTGTCTATTTCATTAACTCGAACTACTTGAGCTTGTACATCCATGACCAAGGTAGCTTCGTGTTTACTGGATTTGAAAGTACTCTACCAAACTGGCAGATTGGTTATGTTGGCGCTGTCTTGATGATTGCCGAATTGGTAAGCACCAAGCCTAAGTCGATGACCAGAGTTTCTGGCTACAACTCTATTTCGTTATAAGGAGAACTAGTCATGGCACTCGGCTTAAATAAAATCCTGATCTCAGGTAGCAATACCAATACTCCTGGAGCTTATTGGCAGCTTACAACTGTAAGTGCAACTACTGCTGGTACTGTTGTACCCGCTGGTACTTACATTGCATTTGCAACTGCTAATGTGATTATCCAAGCTGTATCGGCTTACAACACAACAACCAGCACAGCAACTTGGTCCAATGTGGGCGCAATCAATGTGGGTGGTGTTGTGATCTCCGATGGTGTAAATGTCCGCTTGCTGGCAACTACCAACGCTACAGTAACTCTTGCTACTGTAAACGGTGGTGAAGCTGCTTCTGGCACTTACAACGATTAAGGAGAAAAACAATGGCTAACCCCAATGCAGTAGGTAATCTTTACCTAGATAGTTTTGGATACGGCTTGATTGGAAAATTAACTGCGCAATCCCTAGCAACAACGGGAACTGCGCAGATTAAGATTCCATTGTTGTCAGGCGGGTTAACCAACGGTGGTGCAACTGCAAACTCTGGTGGGATTATTGTTCGGCAAGTCACCGTTCAAAATCCTACTGGATCGGTTGCTAGTGCAAATATTGGTATTACCATTTCAAGCACAGGAGATATGGGCGCAAGCAATGTAGTTGTTGCTAATGTGGTCTTATCATCTGTCAGCACTAATGGTAAATACCAGGATTTGACGGTTGCCTATCCAGCAAATACAGAGATTACTGGAAACCAATCACAAGCACTTTATGTAAATGTGAATACCGCTTCTGGTAATGCTAACACCGTAGATATTTGTGTATTTGGACAAGTGGTGAGCTTCTAATGATTTATGTAACCAATAACTCAGACCAAGACCTAAGAGATGGCTTCGGTGGAGTATTTTATGACTTTAAAAAAGGCGCAACTGTAGAAATTTCAGAGGAAGCTGCCCGTCATATTTTTGGTTACGGTAAAGAAGATAAGACCACCCACTTGGCTAGGTTGGGTTGGATAAAGACCGCTAACGAATACCAAGATGGTTTGGATCGTTTAGCAAAATGGGATTTGTCCACACAACCGCCTAAAAAGAACCAATCGTTATCCCCGTTGGTGGAAAGAGTACCCCTACCTTCCCAAAAGAGGGCGGGGGGAAAAGTCCTCTCGGTGGCAGCATGACTTATGGAGTTTAAATGGCAACTCTATCGACTTACATTACGGAAGTCAGACGATTACTCCATGATGCAAACGGAAACTTTTATAGCGATTCACAATTAACCGATTACATTAATGGCTCAAGAGAGCGTGTAGTCCGTGATACTGGTTGTCTTAGGACAATCCAGATTGTACAAACTCCGTCTAAAGTTCCCGCTTCCGCAGCATTAAATGGAGCAACACCAACTAATCCTACAGCATGGACAGCTAGTACAGCCTATGCTTTAAACGATTTTATTTTTAGCAATATCTTTATTTATCAAGTGACTACGGCTGGTACAACTAGCGCATCTGCACCTCCGTATCCACAAAGTCAACAAAATAACATTACCAATTACCCGCCATCTACCGAGTTTTTAAACGGTACTTGCGGACTTACTTATGTTGGTAATTGCGAGAATATTTACTATGCAGCAATGCCATCTGGCGACAGAACGCTTGATATTATTAATATTAATCTTTACTGGGGTAACACCCGTGTGCCATTGGATTACTTGGCTTGGTCAGATTTCAATGTGCGCTTACGCTTTTGGCAAAACTACATTGGCAGACCTCTGGCATTTAGCAACTATGGACAGAGCAATATTTACATTGGACCAATTCCAGACGAAGCCTATCAGCTAGAAATTGATACGGTTGTGCTGCCATTACCCCTTGTAACCAGCTCTGAAGTAGATACCATCAAAGATCCTTACACTACCTCGGTTAAGTTCTACGCAGCTTACTTAGCTAAGTATTATGAGCAAAGTTACGGGGAAGCTGAGATTTATAAACAAGAGTACAACAAGCAAACTTCTGCGGTTCTTACCTCGGTATTTACCCGTAGAATCCCAACACCTTATAGCTCACCCTACTAGCCATGGCAGCAGCGGAACAGAAAAAGTCCTATGCCGTTATTAAACAGTTTAGAGGGCTAAACACCAAAGCTAACCGTACAGCCATTGATGAGAGCGAGTTTGCCTGGCTAGAAAACTCTCAACCAATTGGCTATGGCAACATTAAAATTATTCCCAACAGCCAGGCTGTTACGAATTCTGGAGGTAATGCGGTAGTTTTTTCCAATACCGTTACACATTTAACCAATATCAATATTGGGCTAAATGACTATGTTGTAGCCTTTATGCAAGATGGATCTGCACAGTATTTCAACATTAATACTGATACCTTTGGCAATGTGGCTGCTGCTGGAACTTTTAGCTCAACAGGAATAAACACTACCCAATGGAACAATGAGCGTATGCTCATCCTTGATCCGACAAAAGGGTACTTTAATTGGGATGGCAATAATGTTGTAACTATCGGATCAGTAGGAGTGATAGGAATTGTTAATCAGGGATCTGGTTATACCGAAGCTCCAACAGTTACCATTAGTGGCTCAGATCAAACTGGCGGGGAACGGGCTAATGCTACATCCACCATCTCAACAGGTAATGTAGTTACTTCTGTATCGGTTTCTAATGCTGGTACTGGATACACCAATGCAGCCAATTTAACCGTAACCTTTAGTGGTGGCGGGGGTGGTACTGGAGCTAACGCTGTAGCCCAATTATTTAGCTTTAAAACTGGAACTCTGTCTTTAGTTGTTACTAATGAAGGTTCGGGTTATACCAACGCAGCCAATACCATTGTGACTATTTCTGGTGGTGGTGGAGCTGGAGCAACAGCCGTACCAATTGTGGTCGGTAATGTTGTTACTCAGGTCATTATGACCAACCAAGGATCGGGATACACCAATGCTGCCAATGTCACGGCTACTGTGTCTGGCGGTGGGGGTAATGGCGCTGTCTTGCAAGCCATTGTCAATTCTGAGCCTAATGTGGGCATAGCGAGCTTTTCAGGGCGTGTTTGGATTGCGGCTGGTCGATCAGTCTATTACAGCGCTGCGGGGTCGTATAGCGACTTTACAAGCGTTTCTGCTGGATCAGTAACCCTTACCGATTCTACGCTGCATGGCAACATTATTCAGCTACTAAGCGCTAACAACTTTTTGTACATTTTTGGCGACAATTCGATCAATGTGTTCTCGGATGTTAGGGTTACTACTAATGGTCTTACTCTATTTACAAACACCAATGTGAGCGCATCGGTTGGTTCAGAGCTAAAAAACGCCATATTTCCCTACTTCCGATCTGTTTTATTTATGAATGACTATGGTGTTTACGCCCTAGTCGGTTCAACAACATCTAAATTATCTGATCCGTTAGATGGAATTTTTCCAAATATTGACTTTACAAACCCAGTTTACGCTGGTCAGGTCTTATTAAATAATATTCTTTGCGCTGCCTTTAATTTTAGGTACTTTGATTCAGCATTTACCAATAGCTATCGGTATATCCAAGCTGTTTTCTTTGAAAAGAAGTGGTTTATTTCTAGTCAAGGCAACGATATTAAGTACATTACTTCTGTGCCAGAGGAAGGTCAGATTGTAATGTATGGAACTTCTGGTAATAGCTTATACCGTTTGTATGCAAATTCTACAGACGGTATTACAAGCCGTATAAGAACGGCATTATTGCCATTAACCGATCCAATTCGTACTAAACAAGCATTAAAATTTGGTATTGAAGCAACGCTTACCCAGGGAGCTGCATTAGATGTGACTGTTGATTCGGAATCTGGATCTAGTCCTGTCTATCTTTTGGGTAATTTTATTACTTGGTACAACAATAGCAACATTACAATCCCTTGGATAAATAACAGTTCTACTGTAATATCATGGATAGGTGGATATGGAACTGGCTATCAGCTTTATAAGTCAGATGCACAACAATGGGGAAAGTATTTAGGGTTAACCATGACATCCAACTCGGCTGGATTTGTGGTCAACACATTTGAACTTGAACATGAATTAAGAGTGAGGTTTTAATATGCCAGTACCATATGTTTTTGGAAATGCTACTACATCAATTCCATTATCCCAACTAGATGCTAACTTTAATACCGTAGCAACATTAGGTAACGCATCAATTGGATTAGGTAACACTACTACATCTGTAGGCAATTTAACATTAAATAATGTAACCATTAATAGCGGAACAATCAATTCTGCTGTTGGTATTTCTGGTAATGTCACTATTGGTAATACTACCGTTGGACTAGGAAATACAGTCACTTCTGTTGGTAATTTAACATTAGCTAATACAACGGTTACTAATTACACCGAAACACTAAGCACATCTGCTGGAGGTAATGTTACTATTAATTTAGCTAATGGAACATACCAAAATGTCAATGTAAACGCCACAATTGTGATTACTTTGCCTAACTCTGTGGCTGGTAAGAGTTTTACAGTACAAACTTATTACACGGCAAATAACACATTCTCATGGGCTGGTGGCACATCCCTTAAATGGGCTGGAAATACAGCTCCTACACCGACAGCGGCTAGCGGAAAAGTCGATATTTTTAACTTTTACCAAGATGGTAATGTTACCTATGGTGCAGTTTATGGACAGAATTTTTAATGTTTAGCTCACGAAAATCTTCTGCTCCTTCTGGCGGTTATAACCTAACCAACTCTCTACGCTTTCGGTCTAGTGCTGGTGCTTATTTGAATCGGACATTTACACAAAGCGGTGATACTCAAAAGTTTACTCAATCTGTTTGGTGTAAGCGTGGAACTTTAGGCGCATTCCAAACAATTGGTTATACATTTTTTACAGGTACATATAATGGTCAGATGCGTTTTAATTCAAACGATACGCTAGACATTTATGTTTATTACGATGGTTCTTCTTACACTGGTCAATTATCAACCACCCAAGTATTTCGTGACCCATCTGCTTGGTATCACTTTGTCTTAGCTGTAGATACAACACAAGCTACTGCATCAAACAGAATTAAATTCTATGTTAATGGAGTTCAAGTAACTGCATTTGGAACAGCAAACTACCCAAATCAAAACCAAGCGTTAGTATGGAATGCGTCTGGCAATACTGGCTATTTTATAAATGCACAGCAAGGAAATCAAAATTTCTTTGATGGCTACTTAGCCGAATTAAATTATATTGATGGTCAAGCCCTAACCCCATCCTCATTCGGTGAAACATCCTCAACCACAGGTGTATGGATTCCTAAGAAATACACAGGAACTTACGGCACTAATGGATTCTATTTACCATTTACCGATAACTCTGCTCTGACTACATCATCCAATGTGGGATTAGGAAAAGACTTCTCAGGTAACGCAAACTATTGGACTACAAACAATATCAGCATTACTGCTGGCACTACTTATGACAGCATGACCGATGTGCCTACGCTGACAAGTGCTACTGCGGCTAACTTCTGCACACTAAATCCAATCAGCAATCCAAATGGAACTATTGTTACTTATTCTGATGGTAATTTAGCATTTAGCCATTCAGCATCAAGCGGTAATGCACCTAAGATGACTGTTCAAGGAACAATGGCTTTGCCTGCTGGAAAGTTTTATTGGGAATACACAGTAGGAGCAACAGTTAATGACCAAGTAGGAATTGGCACAATGCTTGTTGTTGGCGGTTCTGCTGATGGAACTGCTGGTGCTAGGTATTTGAATGGTGGAACATTTCAATCTAGTTATACAACACCATCTAGTGCAGCAAGTTATACAACTGGTGATGTTATTGGCATGGCTTATGACCAGCCAAATGGAACTTTAGCTTTTTATAAGAACAATTCTTTACAAGGAACTGTTACTAATATTAGCACTAGCGAGGTGTTTTTTCCTCTTAGAAGCCCTAATACTTCAGGTTCAGGCGGTGCTGGTTCATTTAATTTTGGTCAACAGCCCTTTACATACACCCCACCAACAGGCTTTGTAGCACTAAACACATTTAACTTACCTACTCCTACGATTGGTGCTACTGCGGCTACAACAGCGAATAAGTATATGGATGTATTAACTTGGACAGGTAATGGAGCTTCTTCAAGAGCAATTACTGGTTTAAACTTCCAACCTGATTGGGTTTGGGACAAAATGCGTAGTGATGGTTACCAACACGCAATAGTTGATAGTGTTCGTGGTGGAAACCAAGTATTACATTCAAACTCAACATCTGCCGAAGATACAAACTGGACATACGGATATGTTAGCTCGTTTAATTCCAATGGTTTTACAATCCAAGCTGGTTCAACAAGTTCAGAAAACTGGAATTTAAATGCGGCTACATTTGTAGCGTGGAACTGGAACGCTGGTGGTTCAACTGTAACAAATACAACAGG